TTACCGGGTGACGGCGCTAGTGTACAGTTAACGCTTTTACGACAGCATAGTCGCTGCTAGTGATTTCGGTTTCGGCCAGTAAGTTCTGGAGTTGCTTCGCGTTAATCACACAGGTACGATCATCATCCTCGGCCTCGTTGGCGTCGAGGATCTGCTTGGCTGCGCGGAGCTTACCAACATTTAAGCCGGTGTCGGCGGCGGGAGAAATCCCGACCTGGACATCAACTGTGTTGTTGGAATCGTAGGTGGTAGAAGTTCCACCCGCGACCCCAGTGTAAGCGGTTCCGTCAGCGGCATCAACAATCGCAGTATCGATAGCGCGGCCCATCGCGTTAGACGCGGCCACGGCATACGGTCCTGATGGATCAATCAACATGCGGACACGATCTTCATCATCGATTAGATCGGCCCAATCGTAATCTACAAGGCTCACTCTACGCCTGGAATGGGGTGTATCCATCCTTGGCGTATCTTGGTGCCGAGTAGTGCGAACACGGGCAGAGGTCGTGCCGACCTGCTCAAAGAAGGCGTTCTTCCCCGTGACACTCTCAGTTGAGACTTTATCACGAAGGCGCGAACCCTTCTGTTGAACGAGATGCTCGACATTCCCCTTATACTGCTCCACGAACGCGGTGGTAATCTGGATAGACATTTCTGCTATCCTCCACGTTGGTTGAAGAAAGGGTGAAGGGGTTGCCCGTCACCGGACCCCGCGCAGTCTCTCCTGCTGTCTCTGCTGGACTCTGTTGAGTTACCCAGCCGTCCCTGGAAACGCCGTCTGCGTCAGGCGCGTCAGGCGTTCATTCAATACTTTGTATTCTGCATGAGCTTTATCATAAAGCGCAGGATTAGCCCTGATCTCGGCAATCTGGTCCCTGGCGGCGTCCGGCGTCGTTCCGAACCTCCCGCTGCCCTCAGCATCCTTGAACTGACCGGATTGTTTTAAGGTCATCCCGATTTTAGCGAAGGCCCGTACTACGCTTGGATTGGAGCCAAGACCGGCATTGACGAGCGCAACCATTAGTTCTTCGCCGCCATATTCGTTTATTCCACGTTTCGCCGCCGCAATTCTGTCATCAAATGCTGTTCCGAACTCTTTCTTGAGTTCGGTCTCGCCCTTTTGCTGGGTGTTAGCGAAGTCACCGTTTATTGTTTCCGTTGTCGTAATCATGCGATCAACGAACTTATCGTGGATGTGCTGCGCCTGGGCTGGGGTCAGCCTAGCCTCATGGAACGCGGCGCGCATATCATCGGAGAGTGATGCGTCGTAAGCCTCAAACCCGTCAGGTGCAGCCATCGGGTAGTCGGCAGCATCATCTGGCGTTCCCAGCTTTGTCCAGCCATCCCACTTGAGGATATCGGCATCAGCAGCGGGAAGAACGACTTTGTCTGCGCCCACTGCTTTTTCCAGTTCAACATACGATTTTGCCATGTCAGCGTTGGATTTCCATCCCTTCGCCGTAATCGTGTCCCGAAAATCGTCGAGGCCCTGGTCCCAGGGCTCTGAGCTTTCGGGGTTGCCCGTTTCAATCACGGACCCTTCGTTCTCAGCCATTTTCCTGTTCTCCTTCTGGTGTGGTCCCGGTTGCTAGTTGTGCGAGTTTTTCTTCATCGATAGAGATAATAGAGATAATTCTCCGGACCATGTCACGGGAACCTTCGAGGTGCTGAACCTCATTGTCAGGTCTAAGGCCCGTCATGCTTAAAAGCCCGGATGCCTTCATAAGGTCGTTGAGAATAATCTGGCCCTGGGGCGTAAACAGAAAAACATCCCGATACGCCTGCATCAGTTCGGCTTGGACTTTCGCTTGGTCTTTTGCCATTCCCGGTTGCTCCTTTAAGTTTGCTGCATTGCTGCTGGGAGAGACTGCCTCGGCGTTGTCGCCAACTTGGCATAAGCATCACCAGCAGATTTACCCCCCTCGATAATCTCTGGAGAATCCTTGACCATCTGCGAAACCTTGACTGCTGCATCAGCCGCCTGCGGAGCGTTCTCAATCATAGACTGCATCTGCTGCTGCTGCTGTCGTTGCTGGCGGATCTGATCTATCGCTTCCTGGCGGCGCAGAATCTTCTGCGGTGCGCCATTGGTTTCAGCTAGAACACGGGTAATCTGGTCGAGATCGAAGTTATCCAGGATACTCTGATCGACGGCAACGAGAGGCTGAACCATCTCCAGGGTGCGGAGAATACTGATACCTTCTTCTGCTTTCATCGCGCGACTGAGAGGAGAAACATACTCGATCTCGTAGTCACCCTGGGCATCGAGAAGCAGTTGCGGTGGCGGGGGCAGCGCCCCTTGGTTGGCAAGAATGTTCAATTCCCGATTGATAAGCGGGCCGAGGGTCTCGGACTGCTGGCGTCCCATAGTAGGGGCCAGCAGAGATCCTTTCTCCTGGGCGCGCTGCAACACTTCTGTCGCGGTCATTTGCGGGCTTTCAATCAGGATCTGGAACAAGGTGATAAGGAAAGCATCTTGGATTACTTTCCGTCGCTGCTCCATCATCTCGAACCCGATATCGACCCGTGCCCCTGTATGGAGCGGTTGAACCGGAGCCTGCTGCCTGCCATCAAGGCGGGCGAACGTGGTGCCGCCCGCCGTGGTGTCCACCGGGAATACGACACCATCATCGGCGATCAGCAATGGAGGATCCACGATCTTCTGCCCAGCCCTGATGACAGTCTTTGACATCTCGTTAATCATCTTGATCTCAGGGAGAACCGACATGGCCGGCGAGCGCCCGTAGGTCTCGCGGGGTCCGGTGACGTAACGGCTCATAATGTAAGGAAGCTCGTCAAAACCCCCTTCGTTAATGAGATGCTTGGTCTTGACCTCGAAATACCCGGAGAAAAAGGGCGCGTTGGAACGATCCCCACGCTCCGGATCGCGGTCAGTTCGCGGCATTACAACGTGTAACAGCTTCACCCGGCGGTCAGGGCGGTCCTGTGCATCCTTCACCAGAGTATCGGTGAGATCCCCGTCGTCGAACATTCGCAGGGCTTGTCTGGCCGTTACCTCGAACTCGCGGAACACGGTGTCCACGATGCCATGTTCGTTAAGCGAGAGAAAAATATCAGCCAGGTGGATGTTGCGATATCTCATCCCCAGAACAGGATGCTCATCAACAAACATGGCCCCGGTGCCAAACGCCCCAAGGCTCATGTAGCCTTCGTGCATCTGGCTGGCGAAATTGGCCTTGGGCGAATAGCGCAGCCGGAACAGGATCTCGTTCACCTGGTCGAACCAGAGCCGGACCTCGTCGTTGTAATCGATAGCGGGATCGCTGGCTCTCAGCGTGTGCCACTTGGCTCCCCTGGGGGTCAGCAACCCCTCGACAGCACTGGCGAACCGTTCCAGAGCCAGGACAGCGGTAGCATCGTAGAGCTGCGCCGTCCGCTTGTCGCCGGTAGTGCGAGACCCGGTAAACTCGGCAGATCGCGGAAGCACCCTTTCGGCCACCTCCTCCCAGTGTGACTCCCAAACCGAGCGGTCCTTCTTGAGCCTGTCGAGGCGTTTGAAAATATCCATCGTGCTTTCGAGCATCTGCATCCTATGTCCTCATCAGCAAGGTCGATTTGCGGATAGCGTCGGCATCGGTAAAGCGCGGGCCTGGAGGAAAAGTATCGGTAGCAAGGCGAGTGCCACCTCCAGCCGCCGAAGATGCTTGTCGTTGTGCCTGGTCGAGGCGGGCTCCCAACGATGTGATTGGAAGTTTCGGCGCGCCCAACTGTTTCCGGGGTTGATTCGTGGGAATACACATCACCTTCTGCCGCCCACGCCCCTTGTCTTAACCACCGAGAAGTGACTTGTCCCCGAGATTTGCCGATGCCACCAGACCACGCGGCCCTGTCAGAACACTTGAACTGGAGGCAGCAGCGCGGCGGCGCCTTTCGGCGGTGCCGCCAGGAACAATCGTATTGCTGGCAGGATCAACAACCACGGGGGCAGGCTGCGGAGGGGGTGGTGCTGGTGCTGGTGGTGGTGGTGGAGATGGAGAGCTCATACACATGAAGTCATCCTCCTAATAAGGTTTTTTCACCGATATTCGGATCAGTGATGTCGCCAATGGTGCCTGACAGAATGGTGGATCCCCGGCCCGACGCAGCTAGGCGGCGTCTGCGCGCAGCCTCGGCGGCGGCGTTCACCTCCGGGTCATCACGCGTTGGCGGCGGCTCTGGCGGGGGTGGAGGTGCTGGCGTGGGTGGCATCGAGGGCATCTTCGGAGCGAATGGGCCGAAACACATAGAACGAACCTCCTGCACGTTCCAGCCTGGAACGCGTCCATGAATAGCAGTGAAACTTCTTGCGGGTCGCACCGTAATCCTCAACGGTAGCTTCCCTGGCGGCGCCTAGCAGTTCAAGCCAGCGGTGAGCGGTGTGATGAGTTTCAATCGTCCAGCAATCTGCCCTGACCGCTCCGGTCTTTATCAGTGCTGGCCCCAGCTCCCTCTTGATCATCTTCGTGACCGACAGAGCCACTTCCGGCCACCTGTCCGTCGCAAACATCCAGACGCTCCAGCAGAGAGGGCGCGCCTCATGCGCTCCAAAAGCCGCGACGGGAACGTCTGCGGAAAGCGCCACCGACGCCTTTCCTCCAACCGCAATCACACCAGCCGCCAGGTTCTCCGGTGTTCCTCCCCAGGTCAGCGGCAGCACTTCCTCCGCATCAGCCTCACGCAGATTCCGCGCGATATATACGACATCGGCGTAACAGGCCGGAACCAGTTCAACACTAGTGGAGCTCGTCATAGTCTTTTTTAACCACTGGCGCCCCCCCTGCGGTCCTGCCGGTGCGCGCCATCACGGAAAGGTCGTCGTGGGGGATCCCCTCCCTGATCGAAATCGCCATGTAACGAAAGCTGTCCGCCGCATGAGACGAGTGGTCGTGATGCGGCCTGTCCCTCCAGTCGCCCGTCCTGTCGTTGAACTGCCTGTGGTAGGACCGTAGCTTTTTCAAACCCTCACGACAGTTGCTTCTATCAAAATAGCACCTGGGGATTATAGCCCTCGCTGCTTCAATCCCATCCTGTAGGGTTAATTTTTTGCATACATTTGGACGAATCCCCAGGTCTCTCAGAATTTCATAACGCGACATTCCGGAACCAAGCTCACGCACCATCACATCATGGGGGAAGTGGTGCCTGCCATAAACGTAATCCCGGTTTTTCAGTTCCGCAATATAATGGTGAAGCCCTTCCCCGCTTGCCTCGTAATAGTCGATGACCCTGATCGATGGATCAGACCGCATCTGCTGGTAAAACCAGATGGCCGTGCTGTCAGCTATCCCCAGATCCCAGGCTGTGTGAACTTCGAGGTTCGGCTCCCACGGAACCGTTCCGATACGCCCCTCACCATCAGCCAGATCAAGTAGGGAGGAATAGTAAGCACCGATAAGAGCAGCAGACCAGTTGACCTCAAACTCCTGTAGATACTGGCTCTCCTCCATCGTCGCCCGTGCAGCATCAAGTTCCTCCTGTGCCAGAACGTCTGTCTCCGAGGCCGGAAACCTCATCGCATACCACTGCGGGTTCCCCTCCTCCTGTTCCTTTACGGCAGTCTCGTAAATCTCCTTAAACTGGTTCTCCCCCCTGGGCGTCCCGATCCAGAGGCACTTGCCATCACCATAATCGGTAAGCGCAGGACGGATGATTTCCGGAAACAGCCGTGCGTTCATGTCAGCGTATTCGTCGAGACAGGCGGCGTCAAGCCGGAGACCACGGAGACTGTCCGGGTTCTCAGCCCCCAACAGCCAAATACGCCGGCCATCCGGTAAATCACATCGTAGTTCAGCCTCGTTGAACTTGATCCCAGGAATTACACCAGCGTAATCCCGCAGCATCACCCAGGCGATACGCTTCGCAGCACCATAAGTGGGGGCAATATAAGCCCCCTGGGCGCGCGCCCTTGGACATTCAATGATCTCCCGCAGCAGCCAGTTGACCGCCATCACCGTCTTGCCGAACCGGCGATGGCAGACAGCTACGGAAAATCGCCTCGCCTCCTGGTGAAACTTGGCCTGCAAAGGGCGGGGCTGGTAGGGAATCGTAACCTGCCGTATTTCGTCACTCATGGCCTCCCCCAAAAAACATCAGCAACACAATCCGCTCGCCACTATTACTCGCTACACAATGCTCATTCTCCGGGGCGCCGTCCCAGGTGTTCAGATCCAAATACGGGAAAATCGGCTCGTCCGGAGCATCCCTAAAATAAAAACCACCCCCACTAAACGTGTCGGCAGGAACCAACAAAACACCCGCCGTATACCGAACCCAAGGCATATGCCCCTTGGTCCCCGTGTCGAAATGCCAGGGATGACCCTGCCTGCGCTGCTCAACTCGCGCGTAAGCCGGCGCATCAATACTCGCATCAGGAAAAATAGACCGGACCCTGGTAATTAAACCCCCAAGCCTCCGATCCGTGAAATCTAGGTAGCCAACATCCGTAGCTAACGATGCCGCCTGTTTGGCCGTCAGCACCTTGGGAAAATGACCACGCACCACCTT